GCGCACACAGGAATACACCGCCGTCATCTGCATGGCAGAGCGTTCCGTCACGGCTTTGCCGGAAGTTGTCCCGCCAAGGTAGAAATGGTAGCCGCTTCCTGCGGTGCTGTTTTGAGGCTTATCGCGGGATTTGAATAAGCCGCTGAAAATACTCATGCATTATCACTCCTCTCAAATAAATAAAATGCCCCGGTCATCGTAGACCGAAGCACCGTTCTCGTTGCCGCATCGAATGGCTCTATCCAAAGCCATGATGGTGGCAACGGCACCGTCTATTTTTTCTGTCGATTTCGCTTTATCGGCTTTGATGTTTCCAGCCGGGTCAGTGCGGATGAAAATGTTATCCATCATCCAGCGGAGAACAGGATGACCACCGTGGGCAATTTTCTGCTCCAGCACCAGCTTCATCAGTTCCTTGGTAGGCGGAGACATATCCTTAAAGCCCTGTCCAAAGGGCACTACGGTAAAGCCCATCCCTTCAAGGTTTTGCACCATTTGAACAGCACCCCAGCGGTCAAAGGCAATCTCACGGATGTTGTACTGTTTGCCCAGTTCTTCGATGAACTTTTCAATGTAGCCATAATGAACCACATTGCCTTCCGTGGTTTGCAGATAGCCCTGCCTCTCCCAAAGGTCGTACATCACATGATCCCGGCGGACACGCAGGTCAATGTTATCCTCCGGTATCCAGAAAAACGGGAGTACCGAATACTTATCCGTCTCATCCTCT